GACCTTTAAACCAGCTAGGTTGAGACCTTTTGAATTTAATGGAGAACATATTGACCCTTTTAGAATTGCTGCTAAGAAATTGCATCAAGATGTCTTACCTTGTGATTTAGACGAGAAAGATAGCATCGATTTGTTGATGTATTATTTCCCTCGTAGAGAGTCAAAAGTTTATACATCAATACAGGCTATATGTGGTATTGAGGGTGAATTAACTCCACTAAATGCTGGAACATCTATGGGATACCCTTGGACGAAGGAGTTTAGTAATGGTAAGAGACAAGTTATGATTATGGGAACAGATGGTAGATATACTGTTGATTCAAATTTTTTAGCTGTTATAGATCGTTATGATGACAAACTTAAGGAAGGTTTACCTATAGAAGCAATTTTTGCAGATGCTTTAAAACCGGAATTGCGACCAAATGATAAGGTTGATGAAGGTAAAACACGGTTATTTAGTGTTGGACCTGTGCATCATACTATTCTTATGCGTATGTATTTCCAAGATTTCTTTGAGTATATGAAGACATCTTGTGTTAATGGACCATCTGCTGTTGGAATTAATCCAACATCTTTGGCATGGACACAACTCTATGAAAGATTAAATCGAAAGAAAGGATCTGTTATATCGGGTGATTTCTCCAACTTTGATGGTTCATTATCAGCAGCAGGACTTAAAATTGTCGTTGCTTTTATAAATCATTGGTATAATGATGGACCTACAAATGCTCGCATCAGATGTTTATTGTTTGAAAATATTTATCATGCAGTAAGAATATGTGGAGTCACTGTGTACCAACTCAAAGGTGGAGTTCCATCTGGTGTTGGAGGAACGACGTATATTAATTGTTTATATTTGATCCTTGCTATGCATAGAGTTTTATCAAAACGTTACAAGTTAAACGTAACTGATTATGAAATGACTTGTTTTGGTGATGATAGTGTAATCACAACGGATATAGAAGGTATTAGATGTAGCGATTTAGCTGCAGATTTTAAAACCATGTTTGGTATGACTTATACTCATTGGAGTAAAGAAGAGCATAATGAACATGATACCCTTCTTGATATTCGTTATTTAGGACGAAAATTTCAAAGGGAAAGAGGACTTATGAAAGCACCATTAGAAGAGCGAGTAGTGTTGGAAATACCATACTACAGTGAAATTGGTGAAGCTGCATATATGGCCTTCTTAGATTCATTTTTCCAAGAATGTTTTCAAC